AAGAGCCCCCAAAGCTTAAATTAGCTTTAGAAGAAAAATACAAAAACGAACATAAAAGATTACCAAAGCCAGCGGGCTGGCGAATTTTGGTATTGCCTTTCAAATCAGCTGAAAAGAGTAAGGGAGGAATCATTTATTCTGATCAAGCGATGGAAAGAGCGTATATTGCATCAACTTGCGGAAATGTTCTTGCTATAGGTCCTCATGCCTATGACAAAGAGCGATTTCCGGAAGGTCCGTGGTGCAAGGTAGGAGATTGGGTAATATTTGCCCGATATGCTGGTTCTCGAATTCAAATCGAGGATGGCGAAGTCCGGTTGCTAAACGACGATGAGATTTTAGCAACGGTTGAGGACCCAACAGATCTCATCCATGTAACAACATAGGAGGAAACTATGCCAGAGAAAACTGAAGAAAAAATCGAGAAAAAGAAAGAACCGATGGTGGAACTTGACACTTCAGGCCCAGGAGCCGATGTCGAATTACCAGAGGATAAGGTCACTGAAACAGAAGTGGAGGTAAAAGATGACCAAGAAACGAAGACTACTGAAGACGCTGCTAAGCCCGATGACGCACCTGCGGAATCTGATAAGCAGCCTGATGTTCAGGAAAGCAAACCGCAAGACGAAAAACTAGAAGAATATAGTGATACGGTCAAGAAAAGGATTGCTAAATTAACCAAGAAATGGAGAGAGGCAGAACGACAGAAAGATGCTGCCGTGGACTACGCTCAAGGCGTAGAACAAAAACGAAAAGCATGGGAATCACGCTACGCAAAACTTGATTCCGTTTATCTTAAGGATTCAGAAGAAAGAATCAAAAGCCAACTGGATGCGGTTAAAGGAAAATTAGCATCGGCTATTGAATCAGGAGACACGGCAAAACAGGTTGAAGCTCAGACAGAACTGAGTACTTTGACAAGTGATGCCAAAGGTGTTGAATCTGAAAAATTAAGACGAGACACATATCAAAAGGAGCCGAGAACTCCTGCATATGGCGGAGGAACACCGGAGAAGACTCCGACGCTTCCTCAAGTTGACGAGAAGGCAGAAGATTGGGCGACGAAGAATAATTGGTTCGGTCAAAACCGAGCTATGACTTTTACGGCGTTCGAGATTCATAAAGACCTGGTAGAAAAAGAAGGCTTTGATCCTAAATCAGATGAATACTATGCAGAAATAGACAAAAGAATAAAAGTTGACTTTCCGCATAAATTTGATACAAAAGAAGGATCGGCTAAAACTGTTCAGACAGTTGCTTCGGTGAAACGAGGCGTGAAACCAGGCCGCAAAAGTGTGAAACTCACATCATCACAAGTGCAAATTGCACGAAAATTGAATGTGCCACTCGAAGAATATGCGAAACAATTATTAAACGTGAAGGAGGTATAAGCATATGACAGAAAACAAAACTTCTCGCGCGAGTCAAACTAGGTCTAAAACTGAAAGACCAAAGGTTTGGACTCCACCATCATCTTTAGATGCGCCCAAAGCCCCAACAGGGTTCAGGCATAGATGGATTAGGGTAGAAACAATGGGATTTGACGATACCAAAAATGTACAAGGTAAACTCAGATCCGGCTGGGAATTAGTCCGAGCAGATGAATACCCTGGATCCCAATATCCTGTAATCAATGAAGGGAAATATAAGGGAATAATCGGAGTTGGTGGCCTTGTGTTGGCAAGGATGCCCGAAGAGATCGCTAAGCAACGTGATGCCTATTATCAAAAAATGACACGCGATGCTAACGAAGCATTAGAGTACGATCTTGGTAAGGAGCAACATAAGAGTATGCCCATCCAACAGGATAGGCAATCTCGCGTAACCTTCGGTGGTACAAAAAAAGAATAATTCTTTTAGGGGCAATCCCACCATCGATTTTAATTAACCGTAAATAGCGAGAGCTATTTACAAGGAGTAATAATATGGCAAACCAAGACGCACCGTTCGGTTTTAGACAAGTCGGTGGACTCGGTAGTAGACCAACTTCTGAAGGTACATCTAAGTATTTAATTAACAGCACTCAAGCTGGAAATATATTTGCTGGAGATGTAGTAACCGCAGGAGATGGGACAACTAAATATGAGGGTGGTGGAACCATCCCATATGGTTATATTGGATCATCCGAAACAGACGCAGTGCGTAATGTCGGAATATTCAATGGTGTTTTCTACGACGATCCAACAACTGCTAAACCAACGTTTAAAAACTACTGGCCAGGAGGAGTCACAGTGACAAATCCGGCAGAAGGAGCAACTGCGTTTGTGTATGATAATCCTGATGACCTGTTTGAAGTGCAAACTTCAGGCACGTTGGCTCAAACTGTAGCTAGTCGTGGAAACGACATGGCTTACACAGCGGGTACAACAGTCAATGGGAGATCTAAAGAGGAAATCACTGGAGCTGCTGTAGCAAGTGGACAATTCACTATGATTAGAAAAAGTGAAGATCCATCCAATACAGATTTATCCACTGCTAACTCTAATTGGATTGTAAAATTCAATGAGCATGTTTATTACAACTACACGAATACATAGGAGTTAAATTATGGCAATATCACGACAACAGCTTGTTAAAGAGCTTGAGCCCGGTTTAAACGCCTTGTTCGGGTTGGAATACAAGCAATACGCAGACGAAACGAAGCAAATCTTCGTAACAGAGTCATCTGACAGAGCTTTTGAAGAAGAAGTTATGTTATCTGGCTTTGGCGACGCAGCTGTAAAACCTGAAGGTCAAGGGGTAGCTTTTGACACAGCTCAGGAAACTTACACTGCTCGTTACACTATGGAAACCATCGCATTAGCTTTTGCAATTACAGAAGAAGCTATCGAAGATAATCTCTACGATAGACTCGCTTCTCGTTATACAAAAGCTTTGGCAAGATCTATGGCGAGTACCAAGAATACTAAAGGTGCTGCTATTTTAAATACAGGCTTCACTGGGTCGGGTAATCCGACGTATGGTGATGGTCAAGTATTATTGATAGGAGCTCACCCAACGTTATCTGGTAATCAAACTAATATCTTGTCTACTGCCGCGGACCTAAATGAAACTTCTTTAGAACAAGCAATGATTGACATTGCAGCGTTCAAAGACGAAAGAGGTTTAAAAGTTGCAGCAAAAGCAAGGAAATTAATAATTCCTTCTGCGCTTCAATTTACTGCTGAAAGATTGTTAAAATCTCAAGGTAGAGTAGGTACTGCAGATAATGACATTAACGCACTCAAGAATATGAATATGATTCCTGAAGGCTATGTCGTTAATCACTATTTAAGTGATACAGATGCATGGTTCGTTACTACAGACGTGCCTAACGGACTTAAACACTTCGATAGAGCACCTCTTAAAACATCCATGGAAGGTGACTTCGATACTGGTAACGTAAGATACAAAGCTAGGGAAAGATACGTTTTTGGCGCATCTGACTGGCGTGGTATTTTCGGAACACCAGGAGCATAATAAAATAAAAAAATGAGGCGGCCACAAAGTCGCCTCATTTTGACTATAAAGATAGAAATTCACTATGAAAAACTTCCGAGTACAGATTCATGCTTACGGCTATACTGCTGATTTTAATATTACAGCTGAAGACACAGCCAAAGGTATTGAAAAATCAATCCTTGACAAGCTGGGAAAAAATGAGGTAAAGTTCGAATCTAATGGATTTACGAGGAAAGATCGTAAATGGATAACCTATGAGGAGGTTAACGATGACCGAAGACCTATACACACAAAAGAGGTCCTTGGAGTTAGAGTGGCAGCAGGAGCACCTGAAGGAGGGCAAGTATAATATCAACATGTCCTATATTGATAAAAAAATTCAGGAAATTGTTAAACAAATTATTGCTCGAGAGTTTGAAGAAGCTACTCGTCTTGAACAAATTAAAGACGCCAAGCCCGAAGTATCGATAGCCACTTAAGCGCTATCAAAAATCATACATTTCTGTAGGGATACCTTGCGCTGAACGCAAATCTGCGTTATAAAATAATCACTATACAATTATTAATTAGATATAGACGCGTATAGTCGACGGCCTAGAGACTATATCTTATAAACTAGGAGGATTATAATTATGGCAAAAACAACGTTCGCGGGACCAGTAAGATCATTAAATGGTTTTATTAATTTCGGACCTACTGCAGCTGTTAGTTTAACAGCAAGTAAGACGTTAACAATGAATGATCATGCCGGCAGAACTTTGCTATGCAATTTAGCTGCGGGTGAATGGACGTTGCCCAGCATTACAACTGGTAGTGCATCGGCGGCATCCGGAGGAAATGATTATAATGTAGCATCCAATCTTGGAGCTACTTATACGTTTATTGTTCAAACCTTGTTTTCAGCAGGTGTAATTAAAACAGATGGAACTGATAAATTTATTGGTTTTGCAAAGAGTTTAATAACTACTGCAGCCACTGGA